CCGACATGACGATGATGTCCCTTCGCGGTCTTGCCCCAGCGTTGTTCGGTTTTGCAACCACGCTCGGAGATGCGCGCGCAATAGAGCATGCATGGATGGGAAATGAACGTGAGGCCGATACGCGCGGCGAAGCGAATCCCAACAGCGCACAGGCAGAAGGAACCAGCCATGAGTGAGCACAAAGAGTCGTGCGGCTTTGCCCTGTACGGCCCGCCAGCGATTTGTACATGCGGAGCCATGACCAGCACTCCCCCAATGAAGACGGACGGCGATAGTTCCCTATCGCCTCGCGACGCACCATCTGACGAACATTCGATGCCGGACGTTGCGGCGCACGCTGATCTTGCCTTGCAGGACGCGCTGATTACGGAAATGGATAGTCACGGCGATCCGGTGGCCGCTTACGATAGCGCCGTGTTCCTGGCGTTGATGCGCGGCAATGGCTACCAGATTACACGAGCTGGTGAACCGCTAGGCGAAGCGGACTCTCCCTCCTCTCCTCCCGATGCCGTGCTGGAACTCGTGGAGGCGCTGGAGAAGATTCAAAAAGCAATTGAAGGAGCACGCCTCGATGGAACGCCGAGCAGCTACCCAAATACCGTGCCCGCTGCCGGAGTCCGGGGTAATCAAAGAGCGGTCGATCAGATCTTGGCTGACTTTCACGAGATCAAACGCAACGCCCTCTCCCGTTACAGGGGAAGGAACCCATTAGCAGATGAGGCCGACCCCCGCTCCCGCAACGCAGACACCCAGGTAAAGCCGGGTGGGGAGAAGATCGGATGATCAATTTTATGCTGGGAGCGTTGACCGCTCTGACGATCACTCTGGTTACTACAACGACCCCTGATCAAGCCTTGGAGAACTGGAAGCAATGGCGTTCTCTCGTGATGAAGGCGTTCGGATGAGGATACCCCGCTTCGCCTCGGCTGTTTAGATCTGACGAATTACAGAAAGGAACTCTTGCAATGAGCGAACGCAAGGAAATCGGCTACATCTCCTCTGCCACCTTCGGAATGGGCGGCTATCAGGATGCCATGATCGGCTTGTCTCTCTCATTCATGGGAAAGTCGTCGTGGGGATGCTCAACCTTCATCGGTGGCTGGGCAACCAAACGCTCAGATTACACAAAATGGACAGAAGGTGAGCGTCGCGAGACACTGGCCGATGCTGTGTGGAAGCTCAAGGAAGTGCTTGAAGCTGCCGGCAAGAATCACGTCGGGGAACTCGAAGGAACGCCGGTTGAATGCACGTTCGAAGGAAACATGCTGAAGGACTGGCGCATCCTCACGGAAGTCATTCCCAATTCACGGGCGGCGTAAACCGAGGCGAAGCGAAGCCATGACCTGCACCATCGCCTTTAGTCTGGGCTGCGCGGCAGGGGCGATGACGGTCTATGTCTATTTCGTTCTGAGGTCGAGGAAATGAGTGAACTCGAAGTTGATGTTTTCGCCTATTTCTACGGGCAGGCCGGCGATCCGCTCGACAAGGCCGCCCACCACATCATGCGCGAACATGGCGGCCGAAGCATCGGAGCGGGCGTTTGGATGGTTGGTCCCGCCACGGGTGAACGTGATGTCCAATATCGGCTTCCCATAGAGCGGGCCGAAGCATGTCGCGCTGCGCTCAAGAAGGCGGGGTTCAGATTAGAGCGCACCAGAACATGACCAAGTCCATCGAGCAGATCCTCCGCACCGCCAGCCCCCAGGTACGAGCCATCTGCATGTCCCTCCTGCGGCAGTTGGCTAAGGCCCGGCAGCCAAGCGAGCCTGAAGGCTCTTCACCTTCGCGTCGAGGTCGTCCCACTGTGCGTCACCGGGCGCGGCGTTAGCGTCCAGCACGTCCCGCGTCTTGGAGACGATGCCGGCGATGTTGATGCCCGCGTCTGCGATCTGCGGGGCGAGGGAGAGGATTTCCAAGATGAGGGGGACGGCGGCGGCGCCCATGTCAGTTCACCGTGGTTGAAGGGGGCGTGGTACAAACGGCACCAGACATGACAGCATGGACAAATTCTCCAAAGCGTCGAGCGCCTTCCTTATAGGCTTTGTCCGCCGTATAGCCGGGGCCAAATTCAATGCTGCCATCAAGCCTGATGCCCATGACGAATTCGCCGGTTTCTGGGTTGGTGCAACTGAAGTAGTATGGAGCCATCACTTGCCTCCGTAGACTGACGTGATAGCTTGCAAAGCCGACACGGAATTTTCCGCTGCCACAACAGCCGCTTTTACCGCAGACGGATTGGCACCCAAAGAGCGAACCGCGCCTTCTGCGGCAGAAGTCGCCGCGTCGGCGGCTGCACTCGCCCGCCTGAGCTGGTCCACCACAGCCTGCTCCGAGCACAGCGTCACTGTTTTCGGCACGGTGCAGCGGACTCGCTCGTTGTAGGCCACCGCGAGGACAAGGGCTCCCTCGTAGGCTGATTTGGTGGCATACGCCGACTTGGAGAACGTGGTCATATCGACCGTCTGGGAACAACTCCCCAGCACGAGAGCAAAGCACAGTAGGATTTTGGTCATCGTTCTGTTATCCTTTCACGTCGCTTATTTGTTCGGACCACTTCCCACTGCGTGCAGCGGGTTGAGCCCAAAGGTAACTCGGGCTAGACGAATGAGCGGCACTTTATGCGGGAGGCGCGTTTGGGGACTGAAATCCCGGCAGCCCTGCTGCTTCGCGTTCTCCCGCTCCATTACAGGGTCCTCGCTAGTCCAATGATAAGCAGGAGGGACAGCACGCAGACGAACGCGGTCTCGATCAAATGCGTGTTGAGCCACTTCTTCACCGCCTTGCAGCGAATGCCACGCCCACGCACATCAGGAAGAACCCTATCACGATGATGGCGGTGATCTCGTCTTTGGTCATGTGATGCCGGCCGCAAGCATGCCCTTCTCGATCTCGTCCTGTTCGTAGGGCATCCCAGCGCATTCAACCCGGATGATGCCGTCAATGATAGAGCCGAGGATGCGGGCGTTGCGGATGTCGATCTGGTCGTCCGCCCCGACGCCGGCATTGCTCGCCACGCGCTGGATGTAGCCTTCGGTGTTGTTCTCGTTCGGGGGGGCCCATCGGTTGATGATCTGGCGAATGGTGTGCAGGCCCAGCCTGTCGTAGTAGGCGATCAGGTTCTTGGCCATCGCCCGGATGCCGTGGACCGAATCCACGAACACGCAGAACCGACCGTGTGTCAGCTCGGCGCGCTGGACATCGTTCTGGGCTTGGGCCACGTCGCGAATCTCGCCATTCCAGGGAGGCTCGCTCCGGTCCATGTTGCCGGGGTTGTTGTTCAGGTAGCCGCGGGTGGCCTTGGGGTCGATGGGCATGCCCTATCTTGCCATACACAGGGCAGGCAGGCACCTGTGGATTATGGCACGAGAAGATGAACCGGCAGCGTCAGAATCGAGGGGAAGTGCCCCCCACCCAGCAGCGCCTTGAGGAACCACAGCAGCACGATCAGGAACACAATCGCGCCGAGAATCTTCATCACATTCATGGGCACGGGGACGCCGATGATCCCCAGAACCCAGATGACCACGGCAAAGCATAGCCCCAAGACCAGCAGAATAATGCAGAAGTTGATGACGGCGACGAGCATCGACATGAATGAGTCTCCTCTAGAGGAAAGTCGCACGCCACGCTGTTCTGTTTTAGACTGGCTTCTCCGCCTTGACCCTGTCCCGCTCGTCCAGAATAGCCTTGTCGGTAGCACCGGCCCGGACTTCGTTGATGAGCTGGGTCATCTTGGAGTTGGTAAGCTCGTGGGTCTTTTCGCCCGTCTCCTTGACCTGCTTGATCTCCCGGCTGTTGCGGATGCCAATAATCACTCCGCCCGTCGCCGTCATCAGCGTTGCAAGGGCCACGAGTATCTGGGCGATTTCACCCCCGGTCATGCCCCAAATATGCCACAGCTAGCGGGGCTTGACGATAGTGGTCTCCGGGCGGCGGACGTAGGCCGCTACCTCACCCACGATCTGCCCGCACTTGTAGAAGAACGACCCCCGCCTTTCGCACCAGCGGGTAGCAATGAGCAGGGACATGAAGGTTCCCGACAGCACGAACAGGGCGAAAGAGGCTATCAGCATCCCGGAGTTGAAACGCACCCCCGCTCCCAGGACCAAGGCCGCCATCCAGCCCATCCGACCAACCATCAGGGAGTCGATCCCGTGCAGGCCCGCGCTCCTGCGGCGATCCACCTCGCGCATCAGGCTCACGAACAGGGCCAAGGCACCAAGGAGCGAGACAATGCTTGTGGCCAGCCAGAAGGGCGGCGTGGCAACGGACCACAAAGCGTCCTGAAGGTTGTAGCCTGGGGTAGCCTGCAATGCCTCGAACCACTCTGTCATTCTGCCCCCGTGCGCCTCTGCGCCATGTCGAGCGCCCTGTCGGCCAGCTTGTCCTGCCTGCGAATGTAGGCACGGATCAGGGGAAACGGCAGGTACGCTCCACCTAACGCGACAGGCACCACAAAGTATACGGCAAGGTTGAGATAAGAGGCGAGAAACAACCAGCCCGCCCCGGAAAAGACACACCCGATGAAGACACCCTGCAGGGATTTCTTCAGCCCAAATTCAGAAACAATCGAGTAGGTCATGGAAAAGAAGGCGGACAGCCCTACAGCACCGCCGATCCCCTGCTTGTGCCTCGCTATCAGATCAAGGAGGCTTGGATCATCCATAATCAGGCAGGCGGCTTGGCCCCCTCCAGTTCCTTCTTCAGGGCATCGCGTTCCTTCTCCACTGCGAGCTTCTGGTCGATCAGGGTCGCCACCGCACCCTCGAGCTCGGCAATGCGATTCAACAGATACTGCCCGCCGGTCATTTCCTTGTTCATGTCACCGTCTTTCTAGGAGAGGGGTCCTACTGTAGCGCCGTTGATGCGGACGAACAGACCCGCGCTCGTCGTCCACATATCGCCATTCGTGGGAGGAGTAGGGGCCGTCCCGTGCGGCAGGCGAATGCTGGCAGCGCCCGCCGTGGCAGCAGGTGTAATGACGATGGGGACAGCTGTGATCGCATCGGCCGCAACCCGAAGCCGTTCGGCAGGTGCTGCACCGTTGGGAGTAAGAACGCGCAGATACATCACGTTGGCGCTACTAGTGCCGCCCAGGATCTGAACGTCGCGGCTATTGATGCCCTGGGCGGTCGCATCCAGCGATATGCCTACCTCGGTTCCTGCCGAATTGGCTCCTGGGTTTTCAAGATAGATCGGGATGGTCGTTGCATTCGCCGCCGTCTGCCTGACATGGATCGGAGCCGAAGGCACGGCAACCAGGGTGTTGAAGGTCGTGTATCCCGATATTCGATTATAGGCCCCGCCCGTGTGGGAGATGCCCCATTTCCCTGTTCCCGCCGTAGTGTCGATCTGGACACCTTCGACCAACGTGGCGGCCGAGGTATCCAGAACGTGCAACCCCCTGACCGTATCGACCAATGTTGCGTGACCGACATTGCCCGCCTTGAACACGTCGAGCGTGTTCATCGTTCCAGTCGAGGAAAAGGTCGAATCCATCGCCTCGAACAGGGCCGCCGTCGTGATGTGGCCGCTGCCGGTTATCTGGAGAATTGCGCTGTGCCCATGGTACGTCGAGATCGTCCCGCTGCCGCTGACAATCGTGGAAAGATGGTAGCCGCGGAAATCCGTGATGCCGCCAGAACTCGTGACGCGGGCATCCATGTTCTCGCCGTAGCCCTGCGTGATGGCGGCTGACCCTGTGTGCTGCCATCCGGTATTGCGAGCGAATTGGAAAGCAACAGCGTTGGCTCCGGACAGGATGATCGTATCGACCAGCCCACGCATGTTCGTAGTGCCGCCCGCGTCTCCACTGTACTGGATGTTCAACTCGACAAAGTTTGTCGCCCCGGCAGCGGCCGTGAGAGACGGGAAGCCGAAGTAGCTGTTAGCCCCAGCGACGTTGCGGAAGGCGAATTTGCTGGTTCCCGGTGGAATGTTGGAATAGAACCCCGTAACGGACCCCACCGCGTCAGCGTCGTCAGCAACGAAATGCAGGACACTGTTGACGCGGGTTGGATCTCCGAGGTTCGAGGAGTAGAACCCCGAGATGATGTTGATCGTACCGGTGCCGCCGAGGCTGAAATTGCTGTCACCCGCGTTGTAGACACGCGCTGTCGTGATGTTGCCGCTGCCATTGACCACGAAATGGGAGTAATTTGCATAAGCAACCGTGATGTTGGCCGCGTCGTGGTTCCAGACGTAGTTGTGCAGGTTGTAGACGACATCGATCGTGCCGGCCGTCGCGGTGACATCTATGCCATTGTACTGGACATATCCCCGGTCGAACGAGTTTGAACCATCAAGTGTCAAGTGATGGTAGACAAGCCGTACATCGCTATCGCCGCTTGCATTGCCCGAAGCCGTAACTGCGATGACATTCGACATCGTGTTGCCAGCATCAGCCGGTGAAAACGTAACAGTCGGAAAGAAACCGACCGCCAACTCTACGGCTTCGGACCTGAATGTGGCGACATTGGAACCGAGGATCGAGATGCCGAGTTCGCCAGCGGCCGGACGATAGAAGCCGGTTGTCGATTCGGCACCGAAGAACATGCCGGGATTGGCCTCGGTGCCGCTGGCCATGACGACGGCACCCGCATCGGCCGGCGTATAACCAAGTGCATTGATGATGGCGCCGGAAGTCAGGAATTGAGTAATCATCAGTGCCTCATCATCGCCTGCACACGACCCAGCGCAGCCAGGTACTCGGGCGTCGGCGGATCACGATCTCCTTGCTTGGCTTCGATCGCGCTCACATCGACCGTCTCGTTCTCGGTCAGGAACTGCTGCTCGGGATTCGGGGCCGGCGTAAAACCCAGCAAGCCCGCGATGCGCCTGGCTTCCTCGATGCGATGGCCGCGCATGTGCAGGAAGAAGTCACACCACAACTTGATGTCCCGCATTCGATGGGTGGCCGGTCCGCAATCCTTCACCTTGGCCTCGATCACGGCAGGCATCCGGGCAGTGGTCAGTTTCCACTGCTCCCACAGCCACATATCGTCGAACCAGAAGGGAAAGAAATCCGTGAAGATGTAGCCCGCCGCCTCTTTCCATGCCTTGCTGACAATCGCGAACGTCGTATCCGTGGGGCAGCCCCACCACCAGACTCCGATCGGGAATCTCTCCCAGTTCACCCGGATGCACTCGTCCCAATCCTGGTCGAGGCATTCGATGTCGTCGCAGAGAGAACAATAAACATCGGCGTCGATCTGGGCAGAGAGATGGTTCACGATGCCGCCCAGAGAAGGCTGACGTGTGATGACGATGGGCGCGATTGGGGAACGAAGCGACAGGGCATAGGCCGCCTCGATGGTCTTCGGGTCGTCGGAGTCGCAGCCGATTAGGTAGCTCACGGCGTTACGCCCGCTCTCCCGCGCCCGCAGGCTTTGCACTGCCGTTTGTAACCGAAACGGCCGCTTGCGGCTTGGGATCAGGACTGCGATTCGCAAGCTCGGCCTCCAGTTCGGCAATGCGTTTGGCCTGCTCGGCAATCTTGCGATCCTTTGCCACGCAATTATCGATCAGGTCGGAGATGTTGGCGTTCCGTTGATTCAGTTCGGCCAGCAAGTAAATCGAGCCGGCCGCGGGGTAAACCATGTCGCTCATGCCGCGGTCACCACGTTGGTCCACGCGCCGCTCGAGGAGGTGGCGCTGTAGAGCCGGGTCGAGGCGTTGGAACCGTCCGAGCGGGCATAGATCGAGCCGATGGGAAAGGCCGCCGTGGGAGCGCCGGAGCCCGAGGTGTAGAAGGGGCCGCTCGCCCAGATCCTCATGCCGCTGCTGGCAACGCCACCGGCAGGCAACGCTGTACTGGCCTGGCCGATGAGATTCCCGGCCGTCGTCAAGCCACCCTGCTTCGTCAGCCGGAAAATCTGCGCGCTGCCCACGGTCATGAGCGCGAGGTTCGAGGCAGCCTGACTCGCGGTATCCGTGATGGTCAGGGAAATGGTGTTGAACGTGATGGCCGAGTTGTTCCACGTCGCCGTCCCGGAAAGGACCGGCGTGTCGGCCGTCACCGTGCCGAGCGTGGGAGTGACGGTGTTGGTGAGCGTGAGGCCACCCGTCTTGGCCACCGTGAACACCGAAGCACTATTCACCTGCAGATCGAGCAGCACGGACGTGGCACTAGAAGCGGTATCGACCACGGCAAGCGTAGTACCCTTGAACAGGATCGCGGAGTTGTTCCACGTCTGGGTTCCCGCAATCATCGGCGTGCTGGCCGTGATCGTTCCCGCCGTGCTCGTGATGCCACTGGTAAGTGTAGTCGCGCCGGTCTTCGATACTTTGAAAGCCGAGGCGCTATTCACCGTCATGTCCAGCAGCAAGGATGTGGCGCTGCTCGCGGTGTCGATTACGTCGAGGCTAATACCCTCGAAAACGATGGCCGAATTGTTCCACGTCTGCGTCCCGGCAATCATCGGGGTGTTTGCAGAGATCGTGCCGAGCGTGCTGGTCAGGGCTCCCCCAAGCAGGGTCGTTCCGGTGACAGCCAGGGCGTTCGCCCCAAGGGTCGCGCCACCCAAGGCAAGCGAGGTTCCTGTGGCCACTCCCAGAACCGGAGTCGTCAGCGAGACGGACGCCTTGATGGTCGGGTTGGGATAGGTGCCTGTCAGATCCCCGCCGGCAGGACCGGAAGGGGTAGCGGAGCCGCTGACGATCGTTACCGGGAGAGGATTCCCAGATGTAACGATGTTCCCGTTGGTGACGGGAGTTGTCGGGCTGATTGAAATATCTGCCATGGGTGTTCCCTAGCTTAGCGATATGGGAAGCGGGTTTGACGTGCTGACAATGGTGCCGTTGACCACCCACGTCACCGGACTGACAGCAACATCCGTCGCAGGCGTTCCGGCACTTGCTGACGTGCAGGGCAACGGATTGGTAGTGGAGACCACGTCCCCGTTGGTGACGAGAGCCTTCGGGCTGATGGGTATGTCGGCCATGTCAGTTACCAAATCCCGTGGTTATCTGAAGCGTCGTTGAACCGGCCGACGTGATGCCGGCAAGGTAAGTCGTCTCGGCATCGTTTGCGCCGGGGATAGTGCAAGTCACTGCCGCCCCCGCCGGCACAGCCATGCTAGCCGTCGTGGCAACCACCGTGACATCCCCGAAGCGTACGAAGGCCGGAACCGATCCGGTGTTCACGATCACGGCGATGTTCACCTTGTCGTCGGCCGCTGCACCGAACTCACCGACAAGGGCCACTCTTGCAGTGGAGACGGTGCAAGGCAGGGAAACCCCTTCTCCCCCGTTGTATGGCTGGAAGGGGAAAAGCAGTGTCCACGACGCGCTGGAAACGCGGGTGAACTCTTTCTGGACAGCTGTTACAGGCTGGGTCATATGCCGATCTCGGTGACGGAGATAAAGGAAATACAGACGCCCCCGAACAAGCGAGATCCCCCAGCGCCGTTCATGGTCAACTGCGTGCCACCACCCGTGCCCGCTCGCACCTTGAAAGTCGTGGCGCTCGTGGTGCCGCTGACCTTTTCATAAGTGAACGAAATGGTTTCCATGGACACCGATCCGCCGGAAGTGACGAACCCCGCACCTACCGCTTTCAAGGCATCGGCGCCCGCATCCTGAAACAAGGCAACGATGGCAAATTGCGTGGCGTCGGTGATGGTGCAGTTGAACTCGACGTTGATTAAGAGCTTGCTCGTGGCTGACTTGGGCGTGATCGTTACCGTGAAATACTCGCTGCCTTCTCCGCTCTGAGGAATCGTGTCGTCATAAGGAATCGTGGTGGCGTGGTCTTCCTCGGTGGCTTCGGTGGTAATCACGTATTGCTGGACGGCCACCCGATCGACATAGGCCGTCGTGGCGAGCTTGGTGCTGTTGTTCGCCTGTGCCTGCGTGGTTGCCGTCGAGGCAGCCGGCAGAACTTGGGTCAGGGACTGAAACTGGAAAACCGGCGTGGCGGCCGATACTGCGACCTCATAAACACCCCCTGCCACGATGGCGCCAACGGCAATGGCAGAGCCATCCGCCATGACGATAGTACCCGCGGTCAGACCGGATACAGCAAGGGTGGGCGTCGTGGTGGTGTTGGTATTGACCGCCTTGAACTGGAACCGTTGCCCCACGGCATAGGCGGAGCACGCAGGCGCGGGAGCGATGGCGTAGGCCGTCGAGCTTCCCGTATCGATGGCGTAGGTATGCCGGGCGTTCTGGACCTGTCCCGCCGTCGTCGCATCGGTCAGAGCCGAGGCATTCCCGACGTTGGTGATCCTGAACCCGCCGAAGCCGATGTTGGCCGTGGGCGTGCTCTGCCCGTCCTTCGTCAGCGTCGTGCTAAGAGCTGTCGAGAGATCAGTGAGCAGCGTGTTCCAGTCCGTGGGCGTGGCTGCCTGACCGGAAATCGCCGGGTTGAAGGAGCCGGGGAGGCTCGGAGCCGAGTAGACCCCATTGCCGTTGAAGGGCATCTAACGAATCCCCCCCGCTTGACCGCCGAGCGCTCCAGCCAAACCAGCGCTTCCGGTATTTCCTGCTGCGCGTTGCTTCAGGAGGGCCGCCAGCAGCTCGAGCGTCTTCTGGTTCTCGCTTGCATTCGGATTGATGGTCAGTCTCCCGATTTCGTTGCGAACCGCTTCGTTGGGGCTGCGGACCCAATTCACAAAAGCCTTCAGCGACTCGGTAAAACGCGGCGTTACCTGTCCGGGCGTCGCCCGCACCCCGATATTGCCCATGGTATCGAGCGCGTCGGATAGCTTCTCTGCTGTCTGTGATCCACCAAGCAACCGATTGCTCGTATTGGCGAACACCCCCTCGGCTTCCGCCTGCTGGAGGATCTTGGATGCCTGGGGGCCATAAAGCTCGGCAATCTTGGTCTGCACCGGATCGCTTTCGTTGATCCGACGTGCCAACGCACGGGCCGGAGTGGTCCCCTCCAGCGCCGTCTCACGAGCCGCATTCGTAGCCCCTACCCGCGCTGCCAGTTGCTGCTGCGGGTTCGCGCGTTGGAGGAGGTCGGCCAGACCAGGCGCTGATGCCTCCGTCGCCTTCTCGCTCGAGCCACGCGACAGGAACGAACGCCCCGCTTCGAAATGTTCCGGCAAGGATGCTGCCTTGGCATAGGCAGTGTCCGCTGTCCGGGCTGCCGGGTTGGCTCGCCAGAAGGCCGATTCGAATTGATCTCCCAAAGCCCTCAAATCGGCCTTGTTGATAGGCGTCCCGGAAGCCATCGCCGCATCGGCAACTCGATTGAGTTGCTGCTTGACCCGATGGGCGATCTCGATGGGAGAAAGCTGTGTGCCGGTAGAAGCCGCGTCTTCAACAATCTGCTTCTCAGCATCCTGAATAGCCGACAGCCCGCGCAGTTTCTGCATCTCCTGGGAGATGTTCAGTTTCTCGCCACGCATCGCGCCATATTCCCGCGCTCCAACCCCCTGCTTGTTGCCTTGCATGGCAGTGAGGGTCTCGTAACTACTTGGCGGAGGCTGATCGCCTTCAAAAGCACCGACAAGCCGATTACCTGTTGCCCTGTTGCGATGGATCAGGACGTTTTCGGCAAGAGAGCGCGTTTCACCCGGAAGCACCTTCACGCCCGTAGCCGCCCCCAGCAATTGAGGGTCTACATCCGCCAGAATGGCCTGATCACCCAGGAGGTTCAGGCGTGAGCCAGCAGCTTCTGGCGTCATCTTCGCCCGCTGCAAGGCGGTCGCCAGACGCTCCAATGCACCCGTCTGCGCGGCATTCTCGGCAACCGGAGCGCCGGACGAGAAGATCGAGCGCGCCGCATTGGCAACCGGACTGGTTACATAATCGGAAACGGCACGCCCTGGGGCACTTTCGGCAATTGCACGTCCTACCGAGGCCAGGGGGCGAACCGTGGCACCTACTCCTCCCCCGATCGTCGCCCCAAGTGCCCCACGCTCCAGTCGATCCTGAAGTCCCTCACCTTCCCCAAAACCTTGAAGCCCTCCCAGACCAGCACCTGTAAGAGCAGTCTTGGCGACATTCCCCAAGGCACTCGGCCCTACACTCACAAGCCCTGCCGGGAGGGTGGCAACGCTGGAACCTACGCCACCCGCAATCTTGCTGGCTGTGTCGATGTACGGATGCTGCTCGGCAAACGCCTTATCCAGCCCACGCTCCTTGGCGAGATTCTGCTCGTAGCGTTGGCCGTAGGTCTCGCCGCTTGCTCCCCGTCCAAGGACGGGATGCGTGGCGGCATCCATCATGGCGGCGAACTCATCTGCCAGGCCAAAAGATGCCCCAGAGGCGAGCGAACGCACCACGCTATCGGGTGTCACATCTGACTTAGGAATGAGATCGGCAAAAGGATTCGCCAGAGCGGGCGTTGGCTTCTGCGGGATCAGGTCATCAAAAGGTCCAGCCATCAGAGACCTTCCGCCGAGATGCCTTTTTCCTTAAGGCGCTGGATGACGGCATCTCGAGGCGCACCCTGTTTGATGGCCTCGCGGGCTTGGTTCAGGAGATCGCTTCCTCCCTGCGTTGGTGCGCGAACGGTAGGACTCGGCTGATAAGCAGGCCCCGCATTCCTCACCATGCCCTCGATCGCTAGTTGCCTGTTCCGCTCTTTCTGGACAATCACGTCCGGCCCATCTCCAGGCTGCGGGAAATACTGCCGGTCTGCATTGGCGTATTCTGACGGAGCAATTGCCGCACCCGATTCACGGCGCAGCTGGGCATTGATGAAGTCGTCGCGCGCCTGCTTCGCCTGCTGGTATTCAGGCGATTGGGCAAAGTTGCCGATGCCAAAAGGAAGCATGTCCTTGGCCTTGGCACCCGCGCTGGTCAGCGCCTGTCCATACTGACGGATCAGCCGCTCGCTGTTCATCATACGGTCGGAGAAACCACCAGACAGGGATTGCTCGCTATTGGGCGTTGCCGTGCTCTGCTGCCGGTCATGCTCGGCACCAGTCATGCCAATCTTCGCCTGCTCGGTCTGGAGCGTCGTTGCCCATTTGGCCTGTGCCTCGATGGCCTTCTGCCGGTAGGCATTAGCCTGCACGTAGTCACCTTGACGGGCGTACTGCTCGGCCTGTTTCGCGAATTGCAAAGCATCAGGGGCAGGAGGAACCTGAGAAATCTGCGGCGGAGTCGGCTGTGGTCCCTGTGCTTGAGCTACCTGTGGACCTTGCGGAGCCTGTGGCTGCGTCTGTCCTCCTTGGTTGAACGAGGCGAATTGCTGGACGTACTGCCCCACCATCTTTCCCCGCATCGGCGGGTTCTGTTCGATCCAGCTGGCCGGCACCACCTGCTCCATCGGCGTGTTCGGTGGAGTGCTCAGAAGCTTGGCCGTGCCGTCCGCACCCGTCGCATGGGCGAGCGCAAGCGTGGCTGGTGTAACTGGGATGCCCAATTCAGCCAGCCGCTTGTTATTCATTCCCCTAAGAGCCTGCTCGGCAGCGTTCTGCTGGTCGGGCGTCCACGTCCGATGGTCTTCCGGCAGGTTTAGTTGCGGATTGGCCGCGCGAACGTCTGCCGCTGTCTGGGGCATGAACTGGTAGAGACCGAAGGCTCCCGACTGGGGATTGACCGCTTGGGGATTGCCACCACTCTCACGGCTTGCAAGGGTCGGCTGATAGCCGCCTCCCGCACTGATGTTTGGCTTGGTGATGTCGATAGTAACGCCGGGGCCACCTTCTATTCCGCCTGTGCCGCCGCCCCTATCGTAAACACCCTTAGCCTGTTGCTGCTTCAGTCCCTCGCCAATCCCGCTCTGGACGATCTGGCCCAGCAACGCCTCGCTCATGCCGGAAGAACCCTTGAGGCCCTTCAGGATCTCCGCCGCCTTGCCCGGATCGGTGATTGCAATCTTGGCCGCGTCGGACATCAGGCCGACGTTGTGCTGCGTCTGGTCCGCTTCTTCCTTGTTGGCCAGTCCAACCGCAAGGCCGCCAACACCCGCCTGCAACGCCCGCGCCAGCCCCTCGAGCGGATTGCCTGACTGAAGGGGAGTCGTTGCTCCGCCCTGCACAATCAACTGCCGCCCATATTTACGCTGGGCAGTGAATGGGTTGTCCTCCTGCCTCTGTCCCAGTAGCAGGGAGGCGATCAGGGGACCATTGGCGCCGAGGTCAGCCATCAGCCAAACAGCTTTTTAGCGCCATAAAGTCCACCCAGCCCAGCCGCCGCTCCGCCGAGGCCAAAGAGGCCACCGAGTAGAGCGTTGTTCTGGCCCTGCTGAATCCCGTACTGCTGAAGCTTCCCGTTATAGCTGTTGTAGTAGTTCCCACTCACATCCGTGGGGGCCACCGTCCCGGCGCTCGCAGGGGCATAGCTCGGAGAGGTCACGCCCCCGCCGAAGCCAAGGAGCGTGGCGTAGTCCTGCAGGGGTTGATTGTGGATGGTCTGCTGCTGGCTCAGGTTCTGGGAAGCCACGTTGCCGGCGTTGATGACCCCCTGGTTGGAGGCATCCACCCGCGCCTGCTCGATCGGGCGCATGGCGTTGTCGTAGGCTTCCGTTCCCGCACTGATGCCCTGATTCGCCAGCTGCGTGCCCTGCTGCTTCTGCTGGAGATCCAGGGCCTGCGTAGAACGCGCCGTCAAAGCCTTGTAGGCGTCATCCCGGAGCTTGGCAGGATCGGACAGGGGCGTATTGAGCGAGGTTCCTACGTTGGTCAGCGCCTGAGGGCCGAGGTCCAGTGCCTTGCTCTGAAGCCCTGTCGTCTTGTCGTAAATCGCCTGCTGTTCGGGGCTCAGTTTCTGGACGGCGGTCCATGAGGGCACCCACTGCCCGTTGACCATCTGGCCGCCGCTCTGCTGGTAGGTCAGCGAGCCCTGGGGCGTTACCTGGTTGGTGTTCCCAAGGATGGACTGGGCAACGGCGGTGCCGACGTTGGAACCGAACTGGTCGGCGGAGACCTTCGAGGGATCTGGGGGTGTTGGAGCCTGCCCGCCGCCCATCATGCAGCCTTTCTCAGTGCTGGCCAGCGCCTGCGCCACTCCGGTTCAAGAAGCCGATACTGGATGGCGTGATGGCCCGGTCCATAGAAATGGGCTTCAGTACTCTCCGGCGTGAACCCGATGGCTCGCAGAAAAATGCGTGCCTTGCGGTTCTCCACCGATGTCCTTGCCCAAACCCTGAAGACGTTCAGTTGTCCGAATACGTAGTCGCCAATCTCGCGACGTATTTGGGGACTGAAGGCGCGGCGATGGTCTGCCGCAGCACTGAATTGTATCCTGCGAAACCGCGGCTGCCAATCGCTGAATACCACCCCTGCCACGAGCTTGTCCGTCTCGTCCACAATCCCTATGCCGACGAAGTTGACCCAGTCCGGCCTCTGCAACGGCGCACGATCGGCTACCCAGTCCCCGACTTGCCCGCTATGGCCGATTAACAGACGCATAACGCGCTGCTATAATTAGCGAGCCGGGCCGCGCTCCTAACGCGGACACCGGCTCTGACCTCAATCGCCCTGTGGAGACGATCTTGGCTAAATCCGAACGTAAACACCGTTTTTCTCCGCGCAAGGTAACTATCGCGGAAAAGCTGGCCTTTCATTCTGCGCCACAACCAAATGGCTGCATTCTCTGGACCGGACCGCTCGCTGTCGGTTACGGCTGCTTCAGCTATGGACGCATAGCGCGAAAAGCTCACCGCGAAGCATGGATAGTCAAAAATGGCCCAATCCCAGACGGATTGTTTGTCTGCCATCGCTGCGATGTTCCGGCTTGTATCAACCCGGATCACCTCTTTCTCGGAACGTGCGCCGAAAATCTCGCGGATATGCGTGCAAAGGGAAGACAACCAAAACAAGCTGGCGAACTGGGCCATAACGCAAAGATCACGGACAGTCAGGCGATGGAAATTTTCCTGTCTACCGATTCCCAAAGAAAAATCGGTCGCCGCTTCGGAATATCGCAACAAGCAGTCAGTCACATCAAAACCAAGAAGACATTTTCTCATATACATCAACCGAGTACGCCGCCACGTTGACCAAGGATGTCAAAAGAGTTGATCTGACAGGAAGCCCCGGCAATCACGCCTTTCACATGGACGGAGGACCACGTTCCGAATTTTCCCACCGAGTGCCATTGGGCATCGAAGAAGTTCGACCCTCCCCACGTTCCCGGCCATGTGAAGGGCCATACCATCCCAGAGATGGGTGAGGTGTTCAGACTACCGACCGGCGTTTCCGTGACGAAATCCACGTCGATGTCTATGGCGAACACCGTCCCGCCTCCTGTCAAAAGGATCGGCCGAACCATGGTGAACATCTTGTTGGACTTGCCCCACAGGGCCTGCCACGAGGTCTGTACCTCCCATTCGATGTTCGAAGCTGTGTCCGTCGCGTCGTCCAGAAAGCCCTCGTTGGCCTGGTAAACGTCGCCGTCATTTCCCCCGAAATACAAGAGATCGTTGGCCGTTCCCCAACACTCGGCATTCATCTTGGTGAACGTACACCACGAGCCGGTAACGGTGTTCATCACCAGCTGGATTTGCGTCATGTCCTGCACCTGAGGAACATTGACGATGAAATACCTGGCTCGAGGATAGACGAAGGGCTGCCAGCCCCAGTTCGTGAAGTATGCCCGGCTTTGCTCAGAGAACAGCGTCTGGATCTTCGAAGTCACCATCGCCTTGTTGCCGGCATCCCGTCCGTACTGCAAAGCAGCCTGCATGCTCACCACGCCATCCTGGGTGATGATCACGAGGTCCCCGGAGAGATTGGACATGCACCTACGACCGATCGGTTTCCCAACGGTGAAGATGCCCACCAAGGACCAAGTAGTCGCACTGGTAGGGTCGGTTCCCTGATAGACCGCAATCTCCCCGTTGTTCGTGGCAATGCACAGGTAGTCGTCCGGTCCTTCCCCGGCGTCGTTGGAGAACGACCCTATGCCGATGATGTAGCCACCCCTGCGAAAGACTGCCCCCAAGGGAAACGGGCTTGCAGGCCCCTGTATCGCCTGTGTCTCGAGGTAATAGAGGTTCAGGCTGTTGGCGACCACGAACCACAGCCGTTCCTTGAACTGCGTAACGTTGATGAACGTCGTATCGTCCGCCCCAGTAATCGCCGGAACCGTCCACGTCGTCCCGTCGAACTCCTGCACATGGTCCTCGCCATTGCAGGCCACGAGGAACTGCCCGCCGGCATTCTCAAGATTGGTCCATTGCCATCTGGCGTTCGTGAGACCCGTCACGACAGAGGTAGCAGGATCGACACTGACATCGAAGATGGCCGAACCCGCGGCCCCAAACAGCTTGTCTGTCGTGCCCCGCCATACCAGAAGGGTCTCGACGAGGTTTCCCAGTCCCGTGGAGACTGCGGCGTATCCCCTACGTATATCTACGGAGTTTGCCTCGGGAAACGCATTGACGAGGTTGATGGCGTCCTTGGGGTCCATCGCCGTGAAGTTGTCCCGTGCGTTGATGCCTCCCGTGGGACTCGGAAGATTGAACGGCGCCGAGACTTGCCCCCTGCCAGCCTCTGCCTTCGTCTCCACTGCCGCCCTGAACATCATGGCAGACCTACCGCGCGCCACGCGCCGTTGCTGTAGAACAGGAGGCGGTTGTTTAGGCTGTCGATCACGATGGGGAGCAGGCCGTCCTTCGTGACAGGCGTCCCCGTGGGAGAGCCCGGCATTGAGGGGATGTAGAGAAAGCCATCCGTCGCATCAGTAGCCAGCGCAGTTCCATCGCTGCCACCCAAACGGTCAACGACCTGACTTCTCCACAGCTTCTGTATGGCATAGACCTGCAAGAGGCCGGCCATCAGACTGGTCCGGGGAAATTGAACTGCGGTACGTAAGGCCCAGCCAGCCACTCGTTATACGAACCCGCCATGGAGAGCGTCGGCATGCCTCCGGTACGCGAGACCTCGATCTGGAGCATGTTCACCCAGTCGTTGTACTCTTGCGCATAGGACAGCCCCTTCGCCCGCAGGAACCGCCATCTCAGGCCCTGCTGAATGAGGGTCGTCGGGAAGGCACAGGTATCGGCGTCGGCTTCGAAGAACTGTTGGTCGGGCGTCGTAGCCGTGCCGAGCGAATAGACCGAATACTGACTGATGTACTCGTAATAGACGCTATCCCCCGCAGGAGGATTGGGCGCGGTCAGGAAGTCGTTGCCCCGGAGAATGAAGCCGAACACCACCGAGGTCAGGACAGGACGGGCTTTCCAGGCTTCCCACAATTGCGGAGAGATTGGCCCCACCACAGGTCGGGTCAGTGTCCGGTCCCACATGCTGCCGTCAATGAAGTGGTCGAAATCCTCGGCAGGAGGCAGCGCATTGGAAGGTTGCACATCCGCCGCGAGCGTGGTGAACGTCCATTCCTTCTTGAGCTTGGTCCAGTAGATGTCGGGCCATTTCCTGACGGTGCTGATCTCGAGGTTGGCCAGCGCCCTGAGCTGCAAAGGTTGGCTGTCCACCGTTCCAAACAACGTGGTGGGGATCGGCAAAGACTGCTCGGCACAGACTGCCTGCACCATTTCGAGAACGGAGAGACTGAGACCGCTCATGTGTTCTTGATCATCTCACCCATGGCGCCCCGATAGCCCTCGGGAACCTGACCATTGGCCAGCATCTTCTTCAGCGTGTCCCAGATGCCGCTGCTGATGGGTTGAGGGCCTACAGCGAAGGCATCCGCCGCCGTGGCACTCTGCATGGGCAGGTTGGACTGTGCGTCGGAAGCAGGAGGCAGGTTCGGCGCGGGGTTAGGGGGCGTCATCGGAGCCATCGGAGGCGCAACAGCGGGCTGAGGCATCGCAGCACCCATGGCCTGAGGCCCCGCCATTGGTGCGAAGTTGGCCGCCTGATTCGGCACCGTTACCGGAGGCGTCATAGGACGCTGCTCGGCAATACGCCGGCTCTGCGTCGTCTTCAGCAGGTTGGCCAACGCTTCCAGTGCCGGATCGTTCGGGGGCATCTAGGCCGCTTCCTCTTCCTTCCGCGGCCGGCCCGGACCCCTACGGGGAGCCTCTGCCGTGAATCTGTCCGCCAATTCCGTGAGTTGCCGGCGAAGATTGCTGATTTCGTCGTCACGCGACTTGATCATCTCCTCGGCCTTCACCATCGGCGCATTCTTCTCCCGGAGATCCAGGAACTTCTGCGCGTTGGCCCGCATCTCGCGGAAGCCCATCATCTCGCCCAGAGCCGACGAGTCAGCCGCCGTCGCCAGGGTCTCCACGAAATGAATGCCCTGCGCCTTCAGGGTCGCGATCCGCGCCGGGTCCATCTTGGGGAGAAGGTTCAGGGGCGTTCCCACGCCGTCCTCCGTCCGACCCTCCTTGAACTGCTGGAAGATCGCCGCGTACTTCCTTGAGTACACCGGATGCTTGACCACGGTGCCGTCAGGCAACCGACGCTCGATCTCCTGCATGACGGTTGATTTGCTGCCATGCCCGCCAGCGGAGACTTCCGCGATAATCACGTTGTCGAAAACGTCGTAGCCCTTCTCGGCCGACTCCTTCAGGTTCTTCTGCGCCGATTCGCGGAAAATCACGATCAGCTGGTCCGGGCGCATGCCGGGGAACGGGTTTGGATCGACCCAGAGAAAGGGAACATCGCTCATGTTTTCTCCATCGCCTTGAGGGCTGCCGGTTGTAGAAAAAGCGGGGCGGTCCCGTGGAAAGAACCGCCCCAGAGTACGAGACAGGGCCGAAGCCCCACCCCTCCAAGGCTGCTATGCCTAGGTAGTCTGCGACTGAACGTGTGGCCTGTCGATGGTCACGATGGTCTGGTTCGTCGTCGGTACACCGTTGCCCGAAGAGGCTCGCATGCCGAGAACCTGCTTGCCGTTGACCGCCGCCGCCTGCAAGACACCCGAGGTCTGGAAGTACAGCGGATTTCCTGCTGAAACCGAACCGGACGTGGCGACAATCGCCGCACCCCCGATCTGGTACCAGCCCCAGTTGCTTGCCACGATAGCTGCAGTGGCCACCGCAAGCGGAGACCCAGTGTTGGCCGTGCCTGCCCATAGCGCGGTCGTGCCGTTCAGGCTCACGCCATCGGACAACTGGTAGCTCACCACCGAGCCGAGGATCGTGTTGGCGATGCCCAGCAGGTAGATGAACTCACCCCCTCCCAAAACTGCGTCACGGAAGGTGGCTACGGTGCCGGCAGGCACCTTCATATCGACATCGACGTTACCGGGAGCGGTCCAGCCGATCTGTGTGGATTCGGAGATCCAGGTGGGACTGTAGACCATTACTTCAGCACTCCCTGCAAAAAGCCGTTAGAAACGGTCATATTCCCTGCCCAACCGATCAACTTGATGACGGCATCTTGGTTAGTAGAATATCTGTCCGGGTCCACCACTTCCATGTTCCGGTCCTTGTGCGGACGGAAGAACAGGTAGTCGGTGTTCAGGAAGTACATGTGCGTCGAGGGCGCACCACCCGTGCCCGGTCCCGGCGGCGGGGCCGTCGATCCCTGATAACCACCGTCGAGGATCACAGGCGTGTTGCCCATGAAGGCGAGGTTGGTGAAGCCCGCCTGCGCCCAGTCGGGGTCGGTGACGCGCTGGATCAGCTGCATGCTCTGCACGAAGGTCGAATAGGCGGTGTTGTCCGCCATGATCATCTTCGGACGGTCAGTCCCTCGAACCAGCTGGACCCAGAGATTGTCCATCGATGCCTGGATGCCTGCCGCGGTGTTGGTGATCGAGGCCGCGATGTTCGCCCAGAAGGGCCATGTGGACCTAGAAATGCCGCCCACCGTGTTCGTCGGCGTATCGGCAACGAGAAGCTGAAGGCCACCGATGATCTTGCCACCGAACGCCGTGCCATCGGAATACATTCCAAGGGCTACGTTGTTCTGCATGGTGCGCTCGGCGTTCTCGACACGAGAGGCGACGAGGTTGATCGATCGCTCGGCGCCCGCGTTCTGCAGGGTTTCCAAGCCAGACACCGAGACGGCAACCATGAGCTGCTTGATGTCGAACTCGGCCGAGGTGAAGGTCTCCTGCGGGTTGATGGCTACCGTCTCGTAACCCGAATACCACGTGGCGTTCGTGTTGTTGGCGTAGTCGATCTCTTGCAGGATGGTGCGACCACCATCGAAGGGCATCAGGCCGGTACTGCGCTTGGAAAGCTGGCGCAGGATGGCGTTGTTTCGGGTAACGTTGTCCGCGAGTTTGTGAGTGCGGTTCCTCAGGGTCGTGGTGATCAGTTCGCTCAGGCCGGGGGAGGCCATCGTTCTTTACCTTGTGCTAGGCCCCCGACAGCTCGTTGTAAGCGGCACGGACATCGTCGAGGGCAGTTGCCTTCGGATCGCTCTTGCCATTGAGCCCCACGGCTCCCGGTAGCGGCGATCCAGTGACTGAGGCACGTTGGGCGGCTTTTGCCTTCTGTACCTCCGCAGCCTTTGCCGCCTCCGCTGCCCCGCGCTGTTCTTCAAGAAGATGCTCGCGGATCGCCTTGTTGGCCCACGTTGCCTGCTCGTATGCCTCGTCCAGGCTCTTGGCGGTGCCCGCCGAGATCAACTGGCCCATGTGGACACGGACATCGTTGAAGAACGGACGGTCGGGACGACGCGCGAACTCGTCAATCGTGGTTTGAAGCTGCTGTGTCTGCTGTTGCTCGGCCTGCGCCTGGAAAGGCTGCACTGCCTGCTGAACCAGCTGCGCAACGTAGGCTTGGATGTCCTGAGGCTGCTGCGGTGCGGTGCCCTGAGGCTGTCCGGCAAACGCAGCGCGAGGATCGATGCCCCTTGCGCGGAGGATATGTTCCGCTAGCTGCACCGGATTGTCAACGGACATGCGCGCGAACTGCATCAGTTGCGAAAACGCATTCGGCAGGCTGCCCGCCTGATTGACCAGGAACTCCCGATTAACGTCGATCAGCTCCTTGACCGGCGCCAGATCGGCCACCGTAGCCTCTCTGGTCTGCTCGTGCTGGGCAATCTCGCGTTGCACATCAGCGGGAAG